GCCAGACTATCGGCGGGAGTGTATTGCCACGTCTGCGCAAAGTGGCTGCGCGTTACTCGCTGGCCGCTGACGCTGCTGATCTTCCTTTTGGTAAGTCGCTGGAGCGCTTGCCGTCACTAGACCGTCCTGATCTTAAAAAACTGGCTGGCCAGGTATCTGGCTGGATTTCCCAGTCACTTTATGACTTCACCGAACAGTTTGATTCCGGCACTGACGACGCCAGAGAGCTGCACCGCCGCACCCTGGAATCATACCGCCATCTTTGTGCGTGTTGCCTGATGCTGAATAACCAGCCGCCGTACTGGGCTGAACACGAAGCAAATGAAGGCCAACTGGAAATGCGTAAGGCGGAATCAGGGATACTGCGCATGATGGCGCCGGAATGGTGGTACCTGCGTCTTAAACGTGCGCGTGATACACAGCGCGAACATATGGCCATCGCGGTGGGACAGGTACAAAAAGCGGCCAGCGCTTATGTATCCCGCAAAACACTGGGCGAATGGATAGACCAGAAAAAGCGGAATCTGGAGTTCTTTAAAAAGTTTGATCTGCTGAATGATGAGGGGCTGCGCATTGCACTAGACAGCATGGTGCACCGCAGCGTTGCAAATCCGGCGATCCGTCGATGTGAACTAATGGTAAGAATGCGAGGGTTTGAAGATATGGCCAATGAAGAAGGGCTGGCCGGTGAGTTTTACACCATCACTGCGCCATCACGTTTCCACGCAGTACACAGCAAAGGTGGCTTTGTATCGCAATGGGATGGATGTACGCCGCAGGATACCCAGCGCTATTTATGCGGCGTATGGGCAAAAGCACGCGCAGCGATCTCGCGTGCGGGTATTCATGTCTTTGGGTTTCGGGTTGTTGAGCCTCACCATGACGGGACACCGCACTGGCATATGTTGCTTTTTATGCGTCCGCAGGACGTGGACACGGTACGCGATATTCTTTGCTATCACGCCAGAATTACCGATTCTGAAGAACTGCAATCTGAAAAGGCGCTGAAGGCGCGTTTTCATGTTGAAGCTATCGATCCCGCCAAAGGTTCGGCCACGGGCTACATCGCGAAATATATTTCAAAAAATATTGATGGTTTTGCGCTGGATGGTGAGCAGGACGAAGAAACCGGCGAAAACCTGCGTGATATGGCTAAGTCCGTTTCCGCGTGGGCTTCACGCTGGCGTATTCGCCAGTTTCAGCAGATTGGTGGTGCGCCGGTAACCGTCTGGCGTGAGCTGCGTCGATTGCGGGATCAGGTACTGACAGATCGCAGAATGGATGCGGTTCTGGCCGCTGCTGATGTCGGGGACTGGGCTGCATACACCCAGGCGCAGGGAGGTGCACTGGTTGCCCGCCGAGATCTGGTTGTTCGTCTGGCCTATGAAATTACGGAACAAGGCAACGAATACGCGGAGGACGTGCAGCGCGTACAGGGTGTTTATTCTCCTTTGGTTCCTGATTCAGAAGTTTGTTCCCGTCTGGTTAAGTGGCAAAAGGTTGCGAAGTTGGCCGAAGCGCCAGCGGAGGCGGGGTTTTCTGGCGGCAACGCCGCCCCTTGGAGTTCTGTCAATAACTGTACGGAGGGGGGAGCCCGCAGACGGTTAAAACTGGAATTACGCAGTCGGGGTTTTGATGGTTCTGATGATGAAATAGCCATTCTCATACGGGGAAGTGGTTTGAGATTTGGCCAGGTGGCATTGATTTACCGCAATGGCCGGTTGCAGGAAACACGAAGTGAGCCAACGAACGAGATGTGGCCTGGGTGGTTGTAACCTGCCAGCTATAGGTATTGCTAGAAATCCCTTAATTACTTGTTTTCATTTCGCTATTTGTGCTTTAATTGATACTGTTGTTTTATACAGTGTTTTGTGTTTGTGAGGGGGCGGTATGGATTTGTTGGAGGTGTCAGCAGGGCTGGAACGTATTGAGTTACTGGCAAAAATTTCCAATATTGATGAGGCTTCATCGAAAGAAAAAAGGGTGGCCTTACAATGGATTGGCGAAATTACAGAGGACCTACGAATCCTGATACGTAAGGAGACTTTAGATAATCATGATAGTCTTAGTAGAGACGTACTTCAAAAGCGTGTTTGATTTATACCAATTGTACAAATGCTGCTAGGGGATTAAAATCCCTGTCCCCAAACAAATGCTCAACATTATTGCTAGCTCGCAATATGGAATGACAGTTAAACGGCGAAGGTCTAATATGTCTGCTTTGAATGATTTTGCGAAAGATAATCAATTTGCAGTACAGTTTTTTGTTGCTTTAGGGACAGTTCTTTCTGTCATTGTTGCTTTGATGTTATCTTTTTTTAATCGCCGTGCGGAGCGTTTTGATTCAAATTTCTCTTTGTTGCTTGCCCAACACAATGAACAACTAAATGTGTTAAAAAATAATTCTGATTTTTCAACACAATTTTCATACGTTTTAGCCGGTGGAGGCGGACATGGTGAGCTTTCTCTATGCGAAGCCAATAATCGAATGCATGAAAAGGATATGTTTTTTAGTAGTTACTTTAGAGTGTTGTATCATTTATTAAAGCTTATTGATAAAAATTCTTTTTTGGATTTTAGATATAAGAAGAGAAAACATTATACAAGTATTATTCGATCTTTTCTGAGCTTTGAAGTATTGATTCTGTTAGTGATAAATGTTGCTCATGCAGACAAAGTATCTTCATATGCATATTATAAAAAAATGCTTGAGCGTTATGCCTTTTTCGAACATTTACCTGTTGAGGATTGGCGCTTGCTTGACGGCCTGCCTGATGCCTATACACATGATATCGCTTTTAATACATTATTTAGTGATGATGCCAGAAATTTAGAACTAATCACTGATATCATTCTAGCATATAAAAAAGAGGCTTTTGGTAATCATGATTCATTGAAATTTATCGAAACAATTAGAGCAAAAGCCAAATTAGATTCTGATTAAGAAGCATTACTCAGTAAATCCAGTGCCATCTGTTTTTGAGAAGGTGACAGGCTGTTAAGTAGAATCTGCACCATCGCATCACCCGTTTTAGCGCTGGGGCTGAGAGTGTGGGAGAACGTCAGATTCATAACAAACGTGTGGCCACACTCAACATCTGAACAGGCGCAGTAAATATCCGCAATCTGCCGGTGCTTCCGGTTCGTTTTACGAATAACAGCCTTTGAGCCGCATTCCGGGCATTCGATTTTCAGAACTCGCATATTCCATGCTCCAGCTGTTAAATGATGCCTGGATTTTAGCCTGTTTCGCCTCATGCCGCACCCTTATCCGTTGATTCTGTGTAACTTAAATCAAAGTTAAGGTGTAGCCTTTCCGGTATTTCGGGATCGTTGTTAACGGCCAGCATAAAACGGCGCTGGATGGGGGCTATTTCGCTTTTCTTGTAAATGCGTTCAGCCTTTTCAACATCACCCAGTCCGGCAGTGTTCTGCGGGACAATGCCAGCGAGGCCGGCAGGGAAACGGTGCGCGTTCAGAATGTCCTGGGCGCTGATGTTTTTGATATTGGCAAATTCATCCTTCGCGGAAATATCGCCCATTTCAATGAATTTGATGGCGTCGCCGTCTCCACCGGGAATGTTTACAAGGATGGTGGAGAAGTTACCGATCCCTTTGCTGTCGCGCAGCTGCTGTTCAATTTCTTCTTCCATTTCATCCGTCATGCTGGGATCGCGGGTATAAAGAATACCGCCTGTGTGCGCACCGTTGTGGTAATAGCGGCGTCGGAAAATGACCGCTTCACTGTTAAGTAACGCGGAATGCACACCGCCGATATAGTCCGGAAGTCCGTAGATATGCTGTTGCGGGTCATACATTTTGATGAAGATAATATCTTCTTCTGGCCATACCTGCGGTTCTCCTTCCTGTAACACCACGTAGTCACCGGGCTTATCCAGGGCGTTATCTCTGACTTTGCGGCGGCGAATATACAGACCGGGCAAGGGTTCAAGTGCGATCACGTCGCCCCAGCCGTTACGAATTTTGGCAATCGCAATATCCCCAAAGGTTATATAGTCAAACGCTGCCGCTTCCAGTTGATCGTGAATAAGCCCGCCCCCCTGGTAGTCTGAAACAATCATGTTTTTACGGGCGTGAATGATGCCGCCGTGCTGACCGTTAAGATTAATCAGTTGCGCGAGTGCCAGCCGGTCAATCGGCTGGGTGAAGTGATCGGCGGCATTGTCGTACCAGATATCACGGTAATCTGTGCCGGTAGTCAGAACCGGTTCAGGTTTTCCGAATGTGATAATGCTCATCTTTTTTGATTTGTCGCCGCGCTGGTCGCGCTTAACAAAGCGTTTCTTTTTACTCATGCTGCCTCTTTCCTTACACCCCAGCGGGATTTCGGTTTGTTTTCATAGTTAAGGGGTTCGTTATGCAGACCGTGGGTAATCGCCCAGAATGCCTCTGCGTGGCCGGTATCCTGGCTGCGGTCAGCGACAAACGTCATGGCGTTGCCGCTTTGTGTGGTGGTTCGGCGCACAGACATAAAGCTGGCGGCGATCTCTTTCATATTTTTATCCCACTCAATACGCTGGCTTTCCACCACGTCCACCGCTTTCAGTACCAGCTTATTTTTGGTGTTCAGGTCGTAACGAATGGGGACGGCCACGCGCATGGCAAAATGCTGAATGTTGTCAAAAACACCCTGGCCAATGCCGGTAACGTCCACCCCCAGATAAGTGAAGTTGTATTTTTTGAACAACTGCTCGATCTGTTTTGCCTGGTACCGGAAGTTCATGCCTTTCCAGTAAATCACCTTCAGAACGCGGAACTTCTCCACGGCGAGCATCGGTGGGGCGATGATGACAAAACAGGACAAATCCCCGCTGCGAGCCGGGTCAAAGCCACCCCACACTGGCCTGTCACCGAATGGCCGCGCTGCATCAGGGTTGTGATCCTGCCAGGTGTCGATTTCAACTCCACAGGCTTCCAGGTCGGAAAAGCTGAAAACGGAGTCTTTGCTGTCAACGAACACGCACATATAGAGCATGTTAAAAGTGGCGTCGTTGTAGCGGTTGCGAAGTTTCTCGATGTTCGCCAGGTTGAAACCGCCCGTAATGGCATCTTCCATCGTAATGACGTAGCGCCATTGCCCATCCGGGCAGAGTCGCCCGCCGTCACGCATTTCGTTAAAAGACGGAAACTTAATGGCCGCACGTTTTTTACTGCCCTGTTTCCACTCATCGCCCGTCCAGAACGGGTAAGCCTGGTGCGTTTTTGCTGATGGCGTTGAAAAATAGGTGGTACGCCACTTGTCATGTGTGGCCATTGCGCTGGCCACTTCGTTAAGTTTTGCAAAGTTTGGCACCCAGAAATATTCGTCACAGTACAGGTGGCCACTGTAGGACTGGGCGGTGTTTTTGTTGGTGGAGAGAAAACGCAGTTCTGCGCCGTTGCTTAAGCGGATCGGGTTGCCGGTCAGCGTAATACCGAAATACTGCTCTGCAATATTCACGATGTAAGACCGGAACACTTCAGCTTGAGCCTTTGACGCTGACAGAAAGATTTGCGGATCGCCGGTCATCACCGCGTTTTCAAACGCTTCAAACGCAAAATACCAGGTCGCACCGATCTGGCGGCTTTTCAGGATGTTCCTGACAAGCTGGCCAATGTTATTGCGCAGGTGTTTCTGATATTCAAAAAGATGTTCCTCAGCCCATGCGTCAAAGTCCTCCTGCGTCAGCGAGGTAATATCGTTTTTCTTGTATTTCCGTTTACTGCGCGGTTCGTCGTCATTGTTGTCTCGTGCAGCTGCTTGCCCGGAACTCTGACCGCTGGCCATTTTCTCTTTGTGTTTATTACTCTGCGCACGCAGTTTCGTGGCATGAGCAATGAGCATGTCCATTTCTTTCAGGTCTAGATCGGTTTTGTTATCGCGGCTGGCCAGCAGCTGGTAACGGCGTTCAATTGCTTCCTCTGTGCTTTCAAAACTGAGCAAATCCGCCCAGCTGTATTTCTCCGCCCAGTAGTAAACGATCCGCGCATTCGGCAGATTTAATTCAGATGCGATTTCCTTTGGCGTATAGCGGCGCAGATAAAGTGCGCGAACAACGCCTTTTAATTCTTCAGAGTATTTAGCCATACGGATAATTATGCCGTGGTTGTGATGAAAAAACGGTGGTGTTAATTCGTGTCTGTTCGGTAAAGCGTTATAACCGAACTGTTCAGAATAAAGCGTAATGCAGTGGCGGTTTTATTTGGCAATAATTGAGTTCGCAGGGTCAGTGAATAAATCAGGGGGGATATGTCGCATTTAAAAACTGACTGGCTGTGTGTTGCCACAGAAGGCGATACGGTTGATGGCAGGGTCATGGAACGGCAATGGATTATTGACATGGGGGAAACCTATGATGTCACCCATTATGCCGCACTAATCTGGCCTGAACATGAACGATATGCCGGTAATTTTGGCGAAGTGCTAAAGGCGATGTGGCAGGACGGGGAAGATGGGCTGGCACGATTATATGTGAGCCTGTGTCCTAACAAGCGCCTGTTGTATGCCAATGATGAAGGGCAATTGCTTTATTTCTCTGTTGAGCCAGAACTTAACTGGCGCGGAGGTGAGCGAACGTATCTGGGCGGACTGGCCGTAACGGACAATCCCGCCAGTGTGGGCACTACACGGTTGCGCTTTAGTCGGCGCAGACTATCAAAACAGGGATATTACAGTTGCGTAATTTCCCGTGACGGAAAAATTAAGCAGGAAGAACTGATGAAAAAAACCTGGCACCATTTATTTGGCATTAAGCCAAAGTTTGAAAGCGAAGGTCAGCAGGATGATACGCAGCAGGGTGATGATAAATTGCAGGCGCTTGCGAATGCTGTTAACGATCTGGAAGCGCGAGTGGGGGCAATTGAAACACAACTGAGCACTGTTCAGGAAGATGTGGATACTATTGTTGAAGTTGTGGACACGGAAGAGTTTGCGGCCATTCGTGATAATGCGAAAGAAATCGTAACCCGTTTTAACGATCTGGGTAATAAGAATACCCGCTCACCGGGGCGTAAAATTTCAGAAAAAGCCGGGAAATATAATTTTCTGTAATTCGCTTTAACGCTGATTAGCCCAGAATAAATTTTATATATCGCTTAATTGCGAGGGAGTTTTATGCACCTTAATAATCGTGCGCGGGATTTACTGGATAAATATTCGGCGGGGATGGCGCAGCATTTTGGCGCACGTGATACCAGTCGTTATTTTTCCCTGAATGACCCGCAGGAAAATGCGCTGCGTCTTGCGTTGCTGGAGTCCGTCGAGTTCCTGAACATGATCACCTGTCTGGATGTTGACCAGCTGAGTGGTCAGGTGATTTCTGTCGGTTCTTCCGTGCTGCATACCGGCCGCAGTGAGAATGGCCGTTTTATTCGTCGTGTGGGCGTTGACGGTAATGACTATTCGCTGGTTGAGACAGACAGCTGCGCCGCGTTGCGCTGGGATCTGCTTTCGGTTTGGGCAAATGCGGGTAAGGATGAAAACGAGTTTTTCAATCTTGTCCAGGCATTCACCACACAGGCTTTTGCACTGGATATGCTGCGTATTGGTTTTAATGGTAAAAGCCGCGCAAAAACCACTGACCCGGAAGCCAACCCGAACGGCGAGGATGTGAACGTTGGCTGGCATGAGCGTATGAAAACGCTGCTGGGCGGCAATCAGATTATGACCGATCCCGTGGTGCTCGATGAGGCCGGGGATTACAAGTCACTGGATGCAATGGCGTCCGATCTGATTAACGCCAAAATCCCGGCGCAGTTCCGCAATGACCCGCGTCTGGTTGTCCTTGTCGGTGCCGATCTGGTCGCTGCTGAACAGTACCGACTGTATCAGGCAGCTGACCGTCCGACTGAAAAAATTGCTGCGCAGATGCTGGGGAGCACCATTGCTGGCCGTCAGGCCATTATCCCGCCGTTTATGCCGGGTAAACGCATGGTGGTTACGCCGCTTTCTAACCTGCACATCTACACCCAGCGCAATACCCGTATGCGTAAGGCGGAGTTTGTTGAAGATCGTAAGCAGTTCGAAAACAAATACCTGCGGAATGAAGGTTACGCGGTGGAAGTGCCGGAGCTGTATGCGGCCATTGATGAATCCGCAGTGACGATCGGCAAAGTCTCCGAACCGGTGGAGGGCTGATAAATGGCACTTTCCCCCGCGCAGCGTCACAGCCAGCGCATTGCGATGGAACAAAAGCTGAAACGCAGCCAGGCACTGGAAACCACGGAAAGTATGCACCTGCTGATCAGGGCGCTGGAAACGGATGTGGAACACGTTCGAAGTCTGCCTACCATCGCCGATCGCGTCGAGTATAAACGCGATGTGCTGTTGCCGCGCTGGGTTCCCACTGTGGAAGCCTATCTGGAGAGTGGCCAGGTGTATGCCAACCCGGTTTTCGCCTGGTGTGTTATCTGGCTGTTTGACGTGGGCGATCTGGATAAGGCGCTGGACTGGGCTGACATTGCAATCAGTCAGCAGCAGGCAACCCCGGATCGGTTGCGCAGCAATTTCCCCACGTTTGTGGCGGATACGATGCTGGCCTGGGCGCAGGAAACCGCAGGGCGCGGGGAAAGTGTTGAGCCTTATTTCACCCGCACGTTTGAGCGGGTGGCAAACAACTGGCGACTGCATGAGCAGGTGACAGCCAAATGGTTCAAGTTTGCCGGTCAGGAGTTGCTACGCAATGACGATGGCCAGAAAACTGCGGCGGGCGTGGATGATATTGAAACGCTGGAAAAGGCCGATCAGCTGCTGGCTGTTGCAGAAAAACACTACTCAAAAATTGGCGTCAGAACGGTGCGGCAGACAATTGC